CTTAAATTGCTGTGTACTTTTCATAGTTTATCCTATTAGTTTATCTTTAGCTAGTTCTTCAATCTCACATATGTACTCGTCATTTAGTAAGTCGTTCCACATATTTGTAATGTCTGTCTTTACATATTTTAAGTCAAATTCTCCCACTCCATCAAACATTTTGCTTATTAGCGTTACGCTTATAATGTCTACTTCATTATGCTCTGGAGTTTCATATGTTGCTTCCTCGTGGATGTACAAATAGTCTACCAATATCGTGTAGTTTTTTCCCTCTATTGAGTGCGTACTTTTTAATTCACTATACATATTTTATTTTGTTGTAGTCGGATAGTCCGACTTGGTTAGTAATATAAAACGAGGGAGGAATTCCTTCTCTCTTGTTGCGTTGGTAGGCAATAGGCATCAGTGGGTCGTATGCCTCTACTGATTTTCGTCTCCTGCTTTATTCGTCAATAAAGTTCGCTTATTGTTCCGCCTATTGTATACTGAGTATTCTACCCCCCTCGTGTTTTGAGTTAATAAAGTGTATAGTTACTATTCATTATCTGTATAGTGTTTGTAATCAAAGTTATACAGCTTAGCTTGATACATTTTAGCTCTTTTAATACAGCCTACAGCTAGTAGTACAAATAGTGCAGTAATCCAGCCGTATAATATTGAACTCATTCCAATTGCTAATATTGCAAATGCACCCATTCCAATTATTAATATGAATGCAAATAGTTGGTAGCAGAAGTTAAGTCTGCGTAGTTTTAAGTATGACATAATGTAAGTGTTAAAAGGTTAATGTGTTATATAATGTAATAGGAATAAACCTATTGAGTTAGTAAAAGGTGTAAAATGTGGTGAATGTGATGTAGTTACCCCACTCACCGTGTGTTGTTACAATGAGACAACAATCAAAAAAGAAAGAGCCATAAGGCTCTTACTTTACTACAACATAACGAAATCAGTTACATCAGTATAGTTGTTGATAGTAGCGATTGCTTGTCCGTCATCGCAGATGATGACATTGTAATCGAAGAGGTTGCTATTCCCTTGGGAATTGCCACCGACTGGGAACGTAGCGGTGCTTTTGTTAGCTCTTTGAGCTATCACAAAGTCACCGTTAGGACCTGCCACTATCTTGGCAGATACAAACTCATTCTCTTTCAGGTAATCACTAAATTTATTCATAATACACAATTTATTTAAGTTATAGAGGCAGGGGTATCCTAACTCCGAGACATAGTGTGGGTCTTTGCAATAGTTGGTTCACGCGATCAGAAATTTTCCAAATAAAAATTTTTTTGGTAGGTTTTAACCTAGTGATAAGCTATCTTTGCATTCTTAAAATTTAGAAGATATGTACAACGACACAAAATATAATGCAGAAGTAGAGGCTGCAAAAGAGAAAAAATGCCAATGCGGAAAGAACTTACTAGCTTGTGAATGCAAGTCAAAAGACGAAGCTTTCTTTGATGCTTGGACTAAAAGTTTAGAGAAAATGGAGCAGCCAAAAGCTTGTTCTGTTAACAACCCAGATTGTGAAAACTGCGGAAGTTAGAAAAATTATGTATCTTTGCATAATTAGAAGCACACGTTACAGTGTATCACCCCTGAGGGCCGAGAGGTAAGTAGGGGGTCAGACGTTGGATTGTAGACCTTAAATAAAGGTTAGAGTTTTCTCCAATAGCTTCGGAAAGAGAGGATATAGCCCCTAGGTTGGATACATGTCACATAAGTAGGTGTGGTGAATTAACACTGATTTTAGTATCCATGGGTCTCCGGTAGTGCCGGAAGAACTACTATCATAGTAAAATTCCAATTGAAATAGATGCCCCAAGTGGGAAACTGTATCTATTTTAAAAATAATTATTGACATCCTTGCATTTATAAATAATTTTGTTATAACTTTGTAGCATTAACCAAATTATAGAAAAATGGCAAAAGAATTAACCTTCAAGCCGTTTGGAGCCTGGGTAATAGTACCTAGACCAGACGCAAAAAAGACAGAATCCGGAATCATCCTTGATGACGCGACTGCAAAAGCATTACAAACGAACATAGTAGAAGTATTGGCGGTAGGCCCGCAGGTTACGCAAACTGAGGTAGGAGATACTATTATGGTAGACCCTAACACAGAGGCTATGCTTATTCATATAGAAGATAGACCTTACTTGTTTGTAAACGAGTTTCAGATCTTAGGTAAATTCTAATGAAGATTCCAGGTACTGTAACCATAGATTTAAAAGACTACTTAGATTTGATAGAATACAATCAAAACGTTAGTGCGCTTAAAGACAATACGTCTAGAGCGGCTAAGGAGATGTCTGTATTTTTATCTTTTCTATGTACCAGGTCTGATATAACTCAGTATGTAGAAGAATTTAATAGGCAGGCTACCACAGCTAAGATTACTATAGATAATGGTAGAGCTACAATAGAATTTAAAGATGATACGAACAAAGTTTCAGACGGAAAGCTTTGATGAGCTTTTTGAATTATATGATGAATTTGAAAGCAAACTAACTATGTGGTCAGAAAAAAATATTGATGCTACCTGGGATATACAAATCCTTATAGGAGATCATGAGTATATAATAATAGTAACAGTAACAGACGATGCAGACGAAAAAACCAAATAAAAAAAGAATATATATAGATGGGGGATCAATGAAAGTTGATTACCGCGTATATGATTTATTAAAAGAACAAACTCTTAAGATACAACAGTATGAAGCAATACTTGCTGCTTATCTAAAAGAAAAAGAAGAAAAAGATGGAGAAGAGCATAACGATTAATGTAAGTTCGACGTACAAATTTTTACAAGTTTGGAATGGTATCTTTAACTTGACTAGTATGGAATTAAAAGTTCTAGCAGCTTTAATAGATTGCTCTGCAAGCATAGGAGCCGCAAATTTATGCAGTCCTGCTGCAAAGAAGGCAGCTGCAAAGATGTTAGACATTAAAGATTACAATACTTTAAATAACTACGTTAAAAAGTTTAAGGATAAAAAAGCTATTAGGAAAGATGGTAGAAACTATCTACTTAGTAAGCTTTTAGATTTAGGTACAAAAAGTGTAAAGATTAATATTAACTGGACAGATGAGCGATAAGAAGACTCCCAGTATTTGGGAAATGACAAAAAGTTTTACTAGAGATCTAAGTAAGTGGGTAGCAGAAGGAGCACCAAATGTTTCTCAGGATGATTACAAACAAAGATTATCTGATTGTAACTCGTGTGAGCATTTGATTAGAGATAAAATGAGATGTGGTAAATGTGGATGCCTAGTTGAGCATAAAGCAAAATGGAAAACTACTAAATGCCCAATAGATGTATGGAAACCGCAAATAATAAAAGATGACCAAGTCAAAGAAGGAGATAATACAAACCCTAGCAACGAAATATAATTTACCTTTACAGAAAGTAGAAGATATTGTTAACATGCAATTTAAGTATGTTTCTAAAATAATGGGGGTTGGAGATTTTGACTCTGTAAGACTGCCATATTTTGGTAAGTTCTCTTCTAAAAAAGAAAGAAGAGATATAATAACAAAAAAGAAGAATGAATCTGATAGAAATAGTAAATAACGTAGCAATACCATCACCTTATACTCTTACTATATTAGAGTTTAAGGAATTAGATACAAAAGAGTTAGCATATGTATTTTTTATGTGTGATCATACATCACCATTTGCTGTATATGGCATTGAGCAAAGACATGAAGAAGTTAAACTAAGTGTATATGGTAAAAGTAAGTGGACTGCTTCGTCTAAAGTAAATGCAGCTTGCGATAAGTATAGAAAGTTAAAAGAAACGTCTGCAGTAAAGTTATTAAAAGCAGCAAGACACTCTATAGTTAAATTAGAAAGATATTTTGACACTGTAGATTTAACATTATTAGATGATAACGGTAAACCTATTTATCATGCAAAAGATCTAGTTGCAAACCTATCTAAGATGGGAGATGTAGTAGATGGTTTAATAAAACTAGAGGATCAGGTCAAAAAACAAGAGCAAGTTAACACAAATGCACGTGGAGGAGTTGTAGTTAACAAATATAGTTCGTAAATTAGGAGCATGGATTTTTTAGAAGATTTAGAAGCATACAATAGCTCAATGGAGAACGCCTATAACTTTGTAACTAAGAAGATAACTCTTGATGATATATTTGAAGCCGCAGAAAGTGAAGGAGAAAGGATGGAATTTTATTTACCATTTGACCCTATAGAAGGAGACGGCAGAGATGAAGCTACGTTAGAATTATTAATATCACATTTTATAGAAATAGAAGAATACGAGAAATGTCAGGAGTTAGTGAACATAAAGAAGAAATTTTTAGAGGCACCAAAGGATTAGCTCCTGCGGCTGCGTTATATTTAGAGAACGGTTATTACACAAATGCTTTACCTGGTACAAAATCGTATTATGACTACTGGGATGAAGAAAGAAAGCGTTGTGTATACGGATTTACTTATAATGATATTACAGTAACAGGTAATCATTATTTTTATCTTAACTATTGCCCTATTGACAGGTCTGTTGATGAGGAACTACCAGATGGTACTATTATAGCTCGTAGAGAGCGTACATTTCCTGCGTTTTATGACGGAGATTGGAAATACTTTACTGCAATTGATAATTGTAGGAAAACAAACAAGCATATGACTGTGCTTAAATCACGTCGTAAAGGATATTCTTATAAAGCTGCAGCAATGCTTGCTAGAAACTACTTTCACATACGTAATAGTAAGAACTATGTATTTGCAGGACAAAAAGAATACTTAATTGGTGATGGTTTACTATCTAA